GGGCGTCTGCTGGACCAACTCCGCCACGGTGCTCTGCACCGGTTCCCGCGTCTACGAGGCCGCCCACTACGGCATGCTCACCAGCGGCCGTTTGTCGACTTCCAATATCACGTCCTTTGTCAGGTCGTGGTGCGGGCAGTACGCCGGCGCCAACGGGAACGCATCCGGGGGCGACGACAATTTGTCGTCCTGTCAGCAAGACGTGGAAAAGCTCCGCGCCCTGGGGTGGACCCCCAAGGCCGGCAGCAAGTACACTGACATGTTCTCAGATCCCCTGGAGTTCAACTCCCTCTTCTTCCAGATCGAGGCCCCCGGGTCGCGGGATGCGTGGTCCAACTCCGGACCCCTTCCCACTTTCCGCGTGTGGCGCACTGACGCTTCCGTGCACAAGACGCTTGCGTCCATGTGTCTCCGGAACCCCTCCGGCCCTTCCTCTGACACCCTCAACGGTGTCTGGTCGGCCATGTGCAACACGCGGTACTACGACGGCTTCCCGAAGCTCATCTCCGCGATGGGCTGGGCGTGGGAGAATCGCGTTGAGGGCGCCGAGCCCTGGAATGCGTGGGAGGACCCGTAAGCGCAAAGTCCCGCGCGTCTCCTGGGCAGCTAGTTTTCACCAAGTAAGTTTGAACTGTAAGGTTCCACACTAGTCGAAAATTAAAACCTGCGCGACGGTTTGTCGAAGCGCAGTTTAAACAACTCAAAATCCAAAACCCTGTGCGACGGTTTGTCGAAGCGCAGAATAAACAACTCAAAACTTTTGCTTTACGGCGTGTACGGTCTTTCCGAGCGCCGCATAAACAATGCCGCAGACGACCAGCCAGCAGGCGAAGCGAGTACGTGCACAACAGGCGCGTGAGCGTTTTGCAGCTAGCATCGGGCAAATGCACCCTGCGCCCCCGCGGCGCAAGCCCGTGCCTCCGCCTGCGAAGGCAAAGCTCTTCAACTTCTCCGCAGCTCCGGCCGCGCCGAAGAAGAAGAAACCGCCTGCCAAACGTGCGAACCGTGCGCTTTCTATGAACGCTATGGTCCACTCGCTCGTGCCTACTTATCAGACATCCGGTCAAGGCTTTCCCGTGTTTGGTTTGATACGATCTACCTTGGATCTCACTCCTGGAGAGAGAAACATCGTGCTCCTCACCAATACCGGGACTACCTCCACCGTCATGATGATAGTCAACTGGGTCAGCGGCAGTGCTTCGGCAGCCACGGTCACCCTGCATAACGTTAATCTACTACAGGACAACGCCAATGCGGGAGGGCCCACGGCTGGCCGTTCGATGAAGGCTACTTTGGACATGTCTGTCACCACTCCGTTGCTTGATCGCGGTGGCACTTACTACCACCTCAACGCTCAGCAGCGGTTGGCTCTCGACTTTGCTCCCAGTCCAGGTACTGGCGCAAACTGGGATACTGTGGCGACTGTGATGACTAACAACAGCTCCGTGAAAATGGGCGACTTAAATGACGCCCACTTCTCTCGGCCCCATAGCTGCAACGTGGTTGATCACGTCAACTATCAGGACTTCCG